ATGAAAATTATTTTAAAAAATATCTAAAAAATTTCATTTTCCAAAAAATAAAAAAATGTCTAGAAATTTCAGTTTTTAAATATTAACTTATAAATTCCTTTATATACTAAAATTTCAATTTAATTTAATTATCTATTTAAAAATTAATTTATACTATATAGTATATATAACTATGTCTTCTCAACTTTCCCAAGTTAACCAAACCCAAACCCTTAGCAATAAGATCACCTCAACTGAAGTTGTTTATTCCTTCATCCTCAACAATTTTAATTATAACGCGTTTATGATTAATGATGATATTCAAACAGCAGACGAATCAATTTTAAACTTTATTATTAATGAATTATTGTATAAAAATTATTCAACATCATTCAGAAACCGTATATATATGACCGCATCATATCTTATTAAACGAGGTTTCAAGCATCAGTTTATTTTAAAAATGAAAACAGATATTAATTTTAATTGTGTCGCCATCAACGATTTATTTAAATTTATTAAGACAGATGGTAAAAGTAAGGTACCATTTTTTGATAAACCAACATTTGATGATGAAATCTTAACTCCGCATAATTGTTGCATATGTCTTGAAGATTATGAAGAAAGCAATAAAAATTTTATTAGTTGTCATAACTGCAAAAATCTAAAAACTTGTATTCCTTGTTTTAATCAGTTGAACCCGGTAAAATGCGTGCAGTGTAGGACAACACAATTTTTTAATATTAATTTGAATACAGTTGATAACACAATAAAATTTAAGTATAATAAAAAAATTATTTCTCATACAATTACTAACAACCATTACACAAATTATGATGATATATTATTAATTTATTTAGAAGTTATTAATAAAAACAACTATGAGATCCGAATTATTAATTTAAATTTTAAAAGTGAGATGGATTTAAAGCGCGATTTTTATGAAATTATAAAAGACAACTTGTTTTATTTTTCTAATGGAGTAATAATTGATAATATGATACCTATTTATGAAGATATTATTACAGAAGAAATCATAAATTTAATAAAAGAGACAGAAAATAATAAAAGTTTGTTCAAATTACTAAATATAAATTATGATCATTTTGAAGGAGATTGTGATAAATTAGATAATTTATTTAATTATTGCATTAATGTTGATGGGTATGAGAGTGTTTTAAATTATGAATTTATGTCAACATCTTATTTTGAATTAGACGGCGAAACATTAAATTTAATTTGTGATAACAATATTGACGAAATATGTAAAAATGCCGATGATTTCACAATTGAACTATAAATAAAAACAATTTTAATTAATTAAATATATAAATATTTAATTAAATAATAAAAAATTAAATTGAAGCATATTCTCCGTAAATTTCTATAATTTTAGCATTACGAAAAATAATGGCTTCATCAATAGTTTTAAACCATTTTGAAATACGTAATGGGTTTTTAACAATAACAACAAGATAACCATTTTGATGATAACTTATATTTTTTTCACCGAGTTTATTATTACTTCTCCTACTTTGATTACCTTTATTTTCTTGTGGTGTGCACATACGCAAATTAATTAGATGGTTATCAAGCTTATTTTTATTAATATAATCAATTTCAAGACCATCCAAATTTTCATTTAAATTAAAGCTTTGATAAATAACACGACCAAGAAAATATGTTTTTTTATGAAATTGAATTCTTCTATAACCTTTATGATTTATATGACCATTTAGGAATAAACCCGTTCTATTGTTGACAACTCTTCCTAAATTACTCACATCATAATTATTATTAACAATACATTTAACAAAAATTTCACCAGACATTATATATAATTATAAATTATTAATCCTTTAAATAAAATATATAGAATATTTTAACTATTTAAAGAATAATATCTAAATATAATATATATATGTCATATAGTTTCCAAAATAAAAACAATAGTTTTCACAATCTACCCAACGAATTAATAATTTATATTAATGATTTTCTCAAAGATGACTCAATTTATAAAACATTTGTTAAAAGCTTTACAACATACTACGCAATTTTTAAGCACATCAGACTAAGAACACACTTAAGAATTTATATTATTTTTTCTGATGATAATTCAACTCTAAAAATATTGTTAAAAGATCCATTAAATAAACATTGGACAACGACATTATATTATTTTATAGATTCAGATAATATCTATATAGATTATAATTATTATGATATTATCCCAATAAATGAAAACGGTGAGCATAATATAACATTGGTTAGTTATACACCTGATGAAGACTCAGACAACGAAGGAACTATAAATAATGTAATAATTGAAATAGATTCAGACGATGAAGACAATTAAAAGTAAACTTTTAATCAACAAATTAATTTTTATTAATAAACTATTTTATTAATAATTATTAACATTAATACAGATGTTATAACCATTAAACAATAAACAAACTTTTTATAACCATTAAATTTTTATGATGTAAATTTATTTTACTGTATACTTACAAGGGAAAACTATTAAATTATTTATCGCAAAATCATTAAATATAAATCATAGAAGGGACGAGGAAAAAATAAAAACATCAACACTAACTAATATTTTTTTTCACTTGTTAAAAATCATAAAAAAAACACCATTTTTTACGAAATCAAATAAGCTTAAGAACTGAAAAATCATCAGAGCCGGAACTTGTAAAAAATTTTTAATCATTTATTTTATTAACTTTTAGGTAAATCATTTACCAGTTAGCAACTTCATATTTACCAGTTTCAAACTCATTCAAGCTAAAAACGGGTAAAAACCGTTCTTAATACCTCTAGAAACTTCATATCTATAAATATCATTAGCAAGCTTATTGACAGATTTATGCTTACCCCCTTGCAAAACACTAATACCATATTTTTTACAATAGTATTTTAAATTTTTAAATTGATCCATATAATTAATAATTAGAAAAAATTTAAATCTAATATAAATTATATAAATATTATGCCAACTCCAACCGACAGTAGGCTTTATCAAGAAGCAAGTGATTTCATTATGTCGAGATATAAAAAGAATTCAGCTTTTGCATCCGGAGCAATAGTTAAACATTATAAACAACAATTTAAAAAGAAATATGGACCAGATACTCCTCCATATAGTGATGATAACAAACCAAAAAAATTAAAGAAATGGTTTGGAGAAAAATGGATCAACATAAACCCATTGATTGGGATATTAGATGATGATGCATATCCAGTATTCAGACCAACGGTTAGAGTAAACAACACAACACCAACATTAGCACAAGAAATACCTAAAAAACGATTAAAAGAACAATTTAAATTGAAGCAAAAAATTAAAGGATATAAAAACCTTCCAGATTTCATTAAAGTTGGAGGAATGGTTGTTAGATCATTTCCTGAAAGAGAAGAAAATGGAGGTATTAATTCATAAATCACCATAATATCCTCCTGGATAAATTATTAGGACTGTAATAATCTGATCGCCAATTCCCCTTAATATTAGCACTTCTATTTAAGTAATTCATTCTTCTGATGGGGTTTTGATGGTAAGTATAATCCTCATACCCCATTTGACCAAAATTTACAATATTACCATCAGGTCTTCTAATAGCGTATTTTTTATTTTTATGCCTGCTTTTAAATAATATAGCATCACTCCCATATTGATCAATAGCTCTCTGCTGAGCAATTCTCGGATCAGAATAATCCCAAATATTATCATCCAAAGGAAATCGTCCAAATAAAGACATTTTATGTATATAATAACATACATAAAATATTTTTTAAATTAAATTTTATTTTCATCATTTGATGAGGTTATTTCCAAATCATTTTCTAAATCCACATTTCTATGAATTTCTAATAAACCCCAACATATTTTAACCATATCACATTTTGATTTTAAACTATATCTAACACATAAACCAATGGATGTCGTTATTATTCCAGCTAATGTGATCCAGAAGACACTATCGAATACGAAATACCAAGCCATATATTAAGATTTATAAAATAAATTAAACATTTTTTAACAAATTTATTTCTTCACGCATTAATAACATTTCAGCTCTCATTAAAATCATATCATTTAAAACGCTATTTAATTCAATTCTCAGTTTCTGAACTTCACATATATTGTAAGTATTAATTTTTTCCCAATATATCCCTTCCGGTTCAGCATTCTCATTATAAGCAACTAAATCACTATCAATTAAATCTAATTCTTCAGCAATAAATCCATAATTCTTAGACTTAGGTGTATCTTCATTTAAATATCTAAATTCTTTTGGAACTAATCTATGAATAACAGTGCTATCTTTTGTTAATTCAGTAACATCTTTCTTATATCTTAAAGAAGAAGAAGCCCTTGTTATTTCTCCGGTTGTGGTATTCATAGACAACGCAATATTCACACCTGTTGCAACATTACCTGGATTGACAAAGAACCCAGGTGCACCGGTCGGTGTCGGATTGTAAGCAGACCCTGTAGAACTTAATAATATGGAACTTGCTTGAGTAGATGTTGAACCACAGAGGTTACCAATATAAATAGAATTTTGCCCTCCACCTGTGTTCCCCGCATTTGCTCCAATCATTATACTTCCCGTTTTTTGACTTGTTTGACCAGCTAACGAACCAATTGCAATGCATTTTGTTTGTTGATTAGTTGAACCAGAAGCATAACCAATCGCAACGCAATTTGATGCCTGACTTGAATTTCCGGCAGCACCACCAATTGCTATTGATTGTAATGCCTGGTTTGTTGCACCTGAAATACATCCAATAGCGACACTACCATCTCCATCTGCACCCCAACCCAAAGATTGATTTGTTACTCCAGCAGACCTACCAATTGCAATACTTTCTCTTAACTGCCCAGATGTTGCACAACCCGTTCCAATTGCAATAGTGTCTGTTCCTGTTGATATACCTGTCCCTGTTCCAATTGTAATTGACCTAGCTCCCTGAGAATTACCACAATTTGTTGTTCCGATTGCAATTCCATCAATTCCTTGTCCTGTAGGAGCACAAGAATTCCCTATAGCTATAGCTCTATTTTGAGAGTTTTTACCAGCATCAAAACCAATAGCAATAGCACCTTGTAATTGCCCTGTAAATCCGGCATTTCCACCAATAGCAATACTATTTAAAGACTGATTACGTCCACAAGAAACTCCAATAGCAACACAATTATTATTTTGAATTCGTCCAGCACCAACTCCAAGCGCAATTGAATTAACACCTTGTGATACTTCTCCAGCAATAAGACCGATAGCGATCGAGTTATCAAGTTGAATAAGTCCTGATGACCTACCGATGGCAATACAATCTGTTGTTTGTGATACACCAGCACTACCACCGATAGCAATAGCACCATTTCCTTGTGTTTGACCGCTACTATAACCTAAGGCAAGTTTTGATGTAGCCGCTGACAAACCAGTTATTTTAAATCCGATTGAATTTGCTACACATTCACCATTTTGTGTAAAAGTCAATCTATTTCCACCGCCAGCGAACATTTGAATTTGTCCTGTTCCTAAAGCCTCTATTCCTAAATTTTCGTTTATTTTTCCTGATAATAAAGAACAATCAATAATTCCATTTTCATTCAAATTAAATCCACCTATATCAATATAACAAATTATATTCCCATTAATTGTAAATTGCATTACTCCGTTGAAATCAGTATGCGATATAACTAAAGGAGTACCAACACCTTGGCTTGTAATATTTGATACATAATCTATTACACCATTATACATATTTAAAATTCCAGTTGGTATGCTAACAGGAAACCCAGTATCTGATGTTATTTTTAATTGTTGCCCACTCTCTCCAAATATATCTTTCACACTATTTAATACGTAACCATTCACATTTAAATCTCCTAACATTCTAGATTTTCCTATATCCATTGTTATTCCAATAGCTGTTATATTGTTTGTTTTAATATTCGCATTAGCCGTCAATAACCCATTAACATTAGTATCTTGCATATTCTGTGTACCTTGAGCAATTGGGAATTTTAAATAATGCAAATTTGCGTAATCTATTGTTAATGCGTCGTCTGGTTTTAAATAGTCCAAAGGGTTGAATATTGGTACTATTTCAGTTGGTGGTGGATAAACACTCATTATATAATAATAAGATATAAAAAAAATAATTTATATTATAATTAATTAATTTCTTAATTAAATTATATATCAAATGAGTTCTAAAAAATCAGGAAAAGCCGAATTGCTTGATTGGTACAAAGAAATCCCTAAAAAATATTTAATTAAGCAGCACAACCCAAATTTCCATATTCACGGGCTTAAAATACCATTCAGAATGTTGATAATAGGTAATTCAGGTGCAGGAAAAACGCAAACATTATTAAATATAATCCACAATATGGATAACACATTTAACAATATATTTATTATAACTAAAAATAAGGATGAACCACTATACAATTACCTTGAAAGTAAATTAGGAGACAAAGGATTAAAAATAAGTGAAGGAGTTGAAAATGCACCAAATCTTGATTCAGATATTACAAAAGAAGATCAAACATTAATCGTTATGGATGATTTAGTGTTGGAGAAAAATCAATCTGCTTTGGAAGACTATTTTATCAGAGCAAGAAAATTAAATTGTTCACTCATATATATCTCTCAATCATATTATAGAGTACCCAGAATCATCAGACAAAATTTAAATTACTTAATCATTAAACAAGTCTCATCACTGAAAGATCTATATAGAATTATGGGAGAATATACATTAGGTGTGGAGAAACCAGCATTGAAAAAACTATATGAGAACTCTACACAACAGAAACAAGATTTCCTATTGGTTGATCTGGACGCATCATTGAGTGATAGATTTAGAAAGAACTTTAACGAGATATATGATATTGAATAAGAAATTTCATAAAAGTCAAACAGTGTTTTACTTTGAGATAATTTTTTGTTAAGTTTAACAAGAAATTTCAGAAAAATATCTAGTTTTTCATAAAAATATTTTCTTATTATAATTATATAATGCTAATAAGAAACATTAAGTCAAATCAAGAGTTAAGTAACGCCAAGAAATTGCAAGCAGAATACCTCCAATTAATGATTGATAACGAAAAGGTTCAAGAAGAGCGTATGGCTAACTATCAGAATCCAAATAAACCCCCACCTGTCCCCCCGCAATATAAAACAGCATCTGAGATTCAAAGGGATGTATTAGGTCAAGAAAAAACAGCAATTGAAAATTTAACATCACTTGGCATCGACTTCCCAACAGCAGCATCCATTGCACAAAATTTACAACAAAAGGCAGATGGTGTTGCAAATCTTATTAAATTAAATAGGAACTTTCCATTTATTAAGAAAGATATCACGGAAAGATTCAATCCTAAGCTATTAGATGCACAAGTTATTTTGGCATATTTAAATGAGTTATTCTATGAATTAGATGAAACCATCGGATTGAAACTATCATCACAAAAAACTGAAGATTACTTCCAACGGGATGCAACGGGAGTGAAAGGTGTATTACCATCAAAAGAAATGATCGCGGGTTTATTACAAACTGTTGAATTAGCAATTAAGCCTTTACAACTTGATGAAGGTAGTATTGATTCATTAATATACCACTTAGATTTTTTAATTGACAACCTTCCATCAGCCCTTGAAATATCAAAAATTGATACATATCCAACACTGGAAAAAAATAGAATGTTTAAAACGATTGAAAGATTAGTTAAAAAACATAATATCCCAGCAGTTGCTTTTATTGATGAAAGACAAAGATTAATCCAACAATATGCAGCAGAAATGAATAGAGCAACAACCAAAGAAATAGACGAAGTTAATCAAGGAATGTCAACGGAAGAAACAAAAGGAGAATCGAGTTCTGATCAAGAAGCTTTAATTACTGAATTATCAATATTGAAAAATACATTGGGTCAAATGAATAAAGACAGTGAGACAAAATTAGAGGAATTGAGATCATTAATAGATGCTAGTGATTACAATATAAAAAGAAAAGAAGCTGGATTACAAATTGGTGAAATAGCAGCTGAAAAAGCATTCCCAACACAATCAATTTATGATGAAGAACTTGTTAAACCACCACCTCTACCAATTTCTAAACCCATTAAAAAGAAAGAATTTACAATGAATAATTTTGATGGTTATATAAATGATAAATTGAGAACAGTTGGAGCAGCACGTCTAAAAGACAGGTTGGTAAAAACACAACAATATTATCCAGATTCTTTTATGTTATCGGGTGATGAGTTTATTGATGAAATGCCTGTGCTACCAGGTGAATATTTAGTTTATGAGGGTTATAAAACAGGAAATAAAAAAACCGTTTACACTAAACCATTTATTATTGACTATGGTGAAAAAGTTGAAGTTATGGATGATATATTAGATGAAATGCTTAGACCAGGATTGGCTTTTCATTTGAAGAAAGCAATACTTATAGAAGATGATAAAGGCGCTAATCGTATCGTTAAGGATATCGAACGTTATTCAAAGGATGACCTTAAAAATTTAATTAAAGTTGGAGAAGTATATTATCTTAAAACCGAATATATGAAAGAAAATCCAGATTATGATCCGATTAATAATCCAGCAGACAGAAAAGATCCTCAAATGGGTTTCGGATTAACTGATAAAGTGGTTAAACATTTTAAGAAAGATAACAACGAAATGAAAAAATTGGCTAAATCATTTAAAAACCATTTGAAAGTTGAAAAAGATGCTTCTTATGAGGACTCATCAGAAAATGAAACATCTGATGAAGAAGAAGTTGAGCAAAAGAAACCCAAAGGAGGTTTTAAAGCAGCAAGAATTAAGATAGGAAAAGGTGTTGATTTTGATGAAGGACCAAAATTTAAAACCTTTGGTAAGTACATCATTCATATGAGTCATCTAAATAATGATAATGTTCTAAATCTAAAGTACCCATCTGGTGGTGGTATCCCATCAATAAAACCTGTTCAAGTTGATGATAATTTTAAAGACTTTATTAATGAAATATTAGATACTGGAAAAATGAATGATAGACATTTTAAATCATTAACCAAAAACGAACAAAACCATTTTATTAAGATTGCTCAGAGTGCAAAAATATTGCATAAATTAGGTATTGCTAAACCAGATGATGATAACGATCAAAAGGAAGTTGCAAGATTTGAATTATTAAAAGGTGAATACGATGCTGGAAATAATAATGAAAAAATGATTAAGGAATTAAGAGGTTTAGTCATTAAATTTATGAAAGGTGGAAAAATCAATAAGAAGAGTGGAATGGACTTTCTAATGGAGTTGAGCATAGCCTAGAAATTTAGCGCAATAAAATAAATAAAAAATAAAAAATAATTATTTAAAAATTTTTTATCTTTCTATATTATATAATATGCCTAAGACATTAATTCTCAATTCAAGCAACATTGCTCCAAATAGTGGTAATTCGGTTTTCATTTATAATTTTCCTCAAGGTGGTGTGACATTTAAAGATGATTTAATTGCTGTTCAACAAGTATCTATTTATAATAGTGTGTTTAATGTTTCATCATCAAATCAAAATACTTCATTTAGTTATATTTGGGTTGATGGCACAATTAATCCAGTTGTTATGCCTAATTCATATTTGGAATTAGATGATATAAACGCGTATATGCAATCTATTATGATAGCTAATACACATTACTTAAAAACAACAACTGGAGATAATGTGTATTTATTAAATATTGCAGTTAATCCATCAAGATATGCTTATCAAATTAATTCTTTTTTAATTTCAGTTGCGATTGCAGCAACAAATACTTGGACATTACCGGTTGGAGCAACTTGGGTTCTACCAACTAATCCTATTATGCCTATGTTAAGAGTTTTAAATAATAATTTTCAACAATTAATTGGTTATACAGCAGGCGATTATCCGAATACTGTTATATCAGGTGTTCCTCCAGCACAAATACAAACTCCTGCTCAATCAACCACATACAGTACATTATCATCAACTAGTCCACAGATTATTCCTCAACCATCATATTTAGCTTTATGTTCATTGGTTAATAATAGATATTCCATCCCATCTCAGTTATTGTATTCCATCACTCCAACAGGAGTTTCATTTGGTTCATTATACACCGTTCAAGTTGCTGATCTAGCTTTTAATAAGATCACTGATGGGACATACAATCAATTTACTTTTTCATTTGTTGATGGAAATGGTAGACCAATAAATTTCCAAGATCCTAATATGTTAATCCTTCTTGTTATCAAAAATAAAAGTGAAATGAATTATTAAAAAATATTTAGTTTTTTTATCTTACTATAATATATATAATGCATTTAATTAAAAGACAAAAAACTGGATCAGGTTTCTCAATTGTCCCACATCACGGTAATTTCAGAAGATTGATGAGAGGGAAGACAGCAGGTTATGGCATTGGTGAAGAAGTATTCTCTAATGATTTAGGAATGAAAAATCCTATCAAACATTTGACTCAAAAAATGAACCATATTAGTGTTAAAAGTTCTAAACCAAGAAAATACATATCATTGAATCTTTGAGATGATATAAATCTTTAAAAATTTCATATCATTGAATCTTTAAAATTTATAAAAAATGTTTAAAAATATCTAAATTATATTTAAAATTATTATTTTAGTTTTAAAAATTATTTAGTTTAAAAATTATTTTTTTTCTTTTTATATTATATATAATAAATGGATAATCTCGTATTTGAAGAAAGTCTCAATACTGAAATTGATCAAAGCGAATTTATTTCTAAAAAGTGGATTTATGTTAATGACAACAATAATGGTAATTACACCTCACAAGTTGTGCTCGATTCTACACCCTTATCCAATGCAGGGGGGTGGGTTAATTGGTCGGAAGGGTTCATTTTAATGCCATTGGTGGTCCAACTCACATCTGCCGATGCTACGGATTTACCATTTTCCGCGGCAAGTGATACCCCTAATGGTAATAATGATCTTGGTAATTACACTTGGGCGTTAAAAAATGGTTTCTGGAATCTTATTAATTCAATGAGTGTGGAATTTAATAACCAAAACATTATTCAGCAAACTCCTTTTGTGAATGTTTTCCGTTCATTTAAAGCACACACATCATTTTCACAAGATGATCTTCTAAATGAAGGTTCATCAATTGGTTATTACCCAGATAATGCCGGTTCTTGGTCATATCAAAATAACTCTACTGCAGATTTAGGTGGTTTAGCTGCAAAAGGTAGAGAAATTGGAATCGCAAATAACTCAAACGCTCCATATTACTCTTCATTCAAATTCGGTACTGGAACAAATACCTTCCCATTAACCGGTGTTGCTGGCGCTCCTGCAATTGTTGATACTGATAAAATTCAATACGGTTCTACAGGTAGTTCTTCCATTGGTGTTTTAAATGATGATTCCTATAATGAAGGTATGTTAAAAAGACAATCTTGGGTTGGTTATGATGGGCAGAATAGTATTACAGGTCAGAATCTTGTAAATAATGCTCAATCTTGTGGTACTGTATACAGAAGTCATAAGGTTGTTAGAACACAGGCTGGATCTATAATTTGGAATGTTTATGCTAAACTTAGATTGAAAGATCTTGCAGAATTTTTTGAGAAGACTCCTCTTTTGAAAGGATCTACAATGAGATTTTATATGAATACCAATCAGTCTATTGTCAAATTTTCAACCACATTACCATCAATCACACTTGCAACAGGCGCTGTATTGACTGAACCAGTGCTCAACATCAGCAGTGTTAATGTAATTGGTGGTCTGACTAATCCTTTGATGGTTAGTTCCGCTCAGGTGGGTAATGGTTGTTCAACTCTACCAACCGGTGATTATCAGCTCTCTGTAAGTATTTTTAAAAATACCTTTTCAGATCAAGCTGCATACAACCTTGGACAGACAGCATTAACCGCCTGCCGATTATACGCTCCTGTTTATACAATGAATCCATTGAGTGAAAGTAAATATTTAAGTTTGGCTCCCACAAGAAAAGTTTTATACAGAGATGTTTTCCAATATCAATTTAGTGGTATTGCTGCTGGTGATAATTTTAATTTCCTTGTCAGTAATGGTATAAATAATATTAAGAGTGTGTTAGTTGTTCCTTTCATTTCTACAAAAAATACTGGAACCGTGTTAGCTACTTTACCATATTCATCATTTTTGAACCCTTGCTCATCAGCACCAGCAACACCTGATCCTATTATGCTTAGCAACTTTAATATTATGGTTTCTGGTATTAACTTGTTTTTGAATAATGAAAACTATGATTTTGAAGCATTCCGACAGCAATTAATTTCTTCTAATCAGCTTAATGGATCCCTGACAACTGGTTTGGCATCTGGTCTTATCAGTGAAGATATGTTTTCTAAATTGTATAGATACTATTACGGAGATTGCTCAAGAGTACTACCTTCCGAACAAGGTGTATCTCGATCAGTTCAAGTTATTGGTCAAAATGTTAGCAAACTTATTATCGATATAATGGTTTTCGTTGAATTTCAGAGAGAGATTACAATTGATGTATCTACTGGAGCGCGTGTTGAATAAAAAATAAAAAAAATAAAAATATTATAAATTAATTTAAAAACTGTAATTTTAAATTAATTAGTATAAAAATAATTATTTTCTGAGGTATAATTATATAATGCCTAAGAATTTGAAAGATTTTATTCCTCATCAACTTGGATTAACTCAAGCTCAAATCAATAAATTAATTGATGGAAAATCAATTAATGTTGCTCATAAAATGATGGGATCTGGTGCAGGAGATACTGTTATGCTCTTGAAACCACAAAATGCTCGTAAGTTGTTGACTGCTTACAAAAAAGGTAAAGGATTACGAATTACATTGCATCCTGAGGAAATCCAACATTCTGTTATTTCTGGAAAAGGATTTGGTAAAAAATTAGTTAAGGGATTAAGAGCTATTGGAAGAAATCCAGCTGTAAAAGAATTAGGAAAAGAACTATTACAACAAGGTACTCAAGCACTTGGTATGGCTATCGGATCATATACTGGAAATCCTGCTATGGGTATGGCTATTGGTGATGCTATTGGACAAGTTGGTAGCGATATGATTGATAGCCAAGGATCAAAATCATCAATGAAAGGAAATGCTAGAAGTATTGCTAGAGTTGCTATTAATGAAGGTATAAATGAATTACCTATTGAATATAGAAACACTGCTAGAATGGCTTTATCTGGTGATAATAGAGGTGCTTTATCAAGTGTTATTGATCAACAAGTTCCTGTTGAATATAGAGGTGCAACAAGAAAGGCATTGGCTGGTGATACACGTGGTGCAATGTATGATGTGTTAGAACAAAAAATAGCACCGCATACTACAGGTTTTGGTATTGTTAAAAAAGGAAGTTCTGAAATGAGAGAAAAAATGGCTATGCTGAGATCAATGAAAAGTGGAAAAGGTGGTATTGTAAAAGATATTATGAGAGTTGGTAGAAAGGCTATTCCAATTGGTGAAAGAGCTTCTGATTCAGTTATTTCTGCTGTTAAATCAACTGGGATGGGTGTTAGAGGTAGAGGAAGACCTAGAAAAGTTGGTGGTGAAGTTGCAACATCATCTAAAGCTTATAAAAAAGCATTAAGATTAAATTATGCTGGATTAGAGCTCGTCCCTAAGACACCAAACAACGCACCACTCGATAATTATGATGTAAATCCGAGAGTAAAAGCATCATCAACTGAAATGACATTAAGTCCTTACCAAAAAATGAGTTCTCCTGCAATGAATCCATTTATTCCTACTAATTATACTCAACAAGGTGGTACCTCTTGTGGGTATGGTGGGAAAGGTTTATACGGGAAAGGATTATATTAAATATTTAAATTTTGGACAATAAAATATATAGAAATTTGCGTTTTTGTGAAAAATAATTTCTAATGTATAATAAGTTATATGAGTGTTGTAGAAGATGTTAAATTTGGAAATGAAAAAGAAGATGAATGTTTGAATGCTTTTAAGGAGTTATTTGATGATAAATTAAAAAAAAATAGTTATAAATGGTCAACACTTGATTATTCTTGTGATGGTTGTTATGTTGAATTAAAAAGTAGAAGATGTTTACATAATAAATATAGAGACACAATGATAGGATTAAATAAAATTAATTATTGTTCCACTATGACAAAACCTGTTTATTTTTGCTTTAGTTTTGAAGATGGTTTATACTATTGGAAATACAATAAAGAAGATTTAACAAATGGTAATGTTGTGATTAGGAAAGGAGGTAGAACTGATAGAGGTGTTGATGAAACAAAAGATTATGCCTATATTAAAACCGAAATATTAAAAAAAGTTTAAATTAATTTGTAATGATATTATAATAGTATGCTTACAAATTTTGATATTGAAAGATTGTCTGATAAATTAAATTTACCTATTATTGGTGTATTTAGTAAAGATGAATTGGCTGGACAGGAAAGATTGATTGGAAGTTATTATATTAATATGCAAAACAGTGATGCTGGTCAAGGATCTCATTGGTGCTTAGCTAAAATATATAGTGATGATGATAGAGATGATGATAATGATGACAAATCAGTTGTTGTTGCAAAAGCACTTTACTTCGATCCATTTGGTCTTGGGATGCCTAAAGAAACTGCTGCGTTTTTAAAACCATTTAAACCCATATACTGTAATAACAGACAAATACAATCAGTTGTAACAACACAATGTGGATGGTATTGTTTAGCTTGTGATTATGTATTAGAACATAAACAACATAGTGATACTTATCTGGAAGATTATGAGAAATTTTTAGAAATGTGGAGTAGTAACCAAAGAAAGAATTTAACTATGTTGAAAAAGTTATTTAAACCATTATAAAAAAATATCTAGTAATTTTTTTTATTAAAGTATTTAGAGAAAAAATATCTAAATATATATATATAATGCAGAATAATTCTAATGTTGTAATTAATAAAAAGAAGGTTAAGAAAGTTGTTAAGGTGGAAGAAGTTATTGAACCAATTTCTAATTCAGATGAAAATATGATTTTTCCAGATAGAAATTGGGATGACTTAGCCATCGGTGGGGTTGATGTGAATGAAATTATTCAAGAATTGGTTGATGATAAAGTAATTCCTAAGCCTGCAATAAGGGCTGATGCAGCAATTTTAGCTGATGATTATCAAACTGAACCAATTGTTGTTATCAAGAAGAAAACATATACTCAAGCTCATCGTAGAGCACAACAAAAATATAGAGAAAAATATCCTGAGAAATATCATTCTTTACAAAGAAAGTTATATCAGGAGAAAATTAAAGATGATGAATGGAAAAAAGAACATCTTGCCAAAGGTAAAGTTAGTAATGGTAAATATAGAGAAAGAAAAAGACAGGAGTTGATTGATGCTGGTGTTGAGATCAAACCAAGAGGTAGACCAAGAAAAGTTATTGTTCCTAAGACTGAAGAGGAACTGATAGATGAAACTGAGCCATTAAATATTTGTTTTAGATGTCAAAGTTTTGTAAATCATAGCCTGGATTTGGGGTATTGTAGAGCTTGTTCAAGATTTTTTAGAAAGGAGCTAGAAGATGAATATAAAAAATGTGAATCAATTTAAATTATCCAGGAATAAATATCTAGTAATATTTATTTAGTAATATTTTTCAAACGTTAAAAAATGTTTTAAAAATTAGGTCTTAAAGAAATATTTTCTCATTATAGTATATATATGCCAAGAATTTCTGAGTTGCAAAAACTTAAAAATATTGCTTCTGCAAAACTAAACGAAGTTAAAAACAAGATCCATAGAAGAACATACACATCTATTGTTGATAAGATCCAGATGAAGGATAGAAAAGATACCATTAAAAAGATTATTGCTGAATTAGATGCTATCAAAAATATTGTTACTGTTGAAAAGGTAGAACCAAAGAAAAGATTAACCTTAGGTAAGATTAAGGTTGCTAAGAAGGAAGTAGAAAAAATTGTTGAACAAAAGAAGAAACTTTTAGAGCAAATTAGAGCACCAAGAGTTGTTAAAAATAAATTTATTAGTAAAAAATTGATTGATAAGATTAAGTTCTTTACTAAGTACGCATATACCTATGCTAATGTGGATACTTTAGAACAATTATATGATAATATTTTAGTTAATATGATGGCTGGTATTAATAATCAACCATTCACGTCTGCCACCATATTTATTAGAAATAGAGAATCTGGAAAAATTAGAAGAATTAGTATTCCAATTGGTGATATGTCAACTTATGAAGATTTTAAAGATAGACTTGATGCCATCTCTAATGGTGATGTTGCTGGAAGTGATTCAATTAACCTTGATGAGAATGAGATCATATTAACTAATTTTGCTTTAGCTCAAGCCAGAATTAGTGGTAATGGAGTGAGTGAAAGTATGATGTTTTTAACTGTTGGGATTGAAGAAAGTAGAAGTGTAAATCCTAAAAGTAAAAAAGAATTTGGTAATAAGGATTGTGCATTTCAATGTTTGAAGCACTGTGGTGTTAAATATAAGGGAAATATTGCTGAATTAAGAGATATTGAAAAATTAGTTAGATTTATTAGTGAATCAGATTTGAATATTAATGTTATTTGCAATTCATTTTTAATTAAGAGAAATGTTTTAGATATTGTGAATAATAAAGTTAGTACTATTAAAATGATTAAAGCAAAAAATGGAGAAATGAGAAAGAATGTTTGTGCTCCTTTAAATGTTGATACTGATATGGAGATTGTTTATTTGCATAAAGTTATTAATGCTGAACATACAATTATTTATGATGAATTTAATTGTCATTTTGATGTTGTCAAGAATAATGAAATTGTTGTTTGTGATGATGTTTTTATTAGTAATAGTTTTAAAATTATTAAAGGTGATAAAATTATTTTCACTGCTAGACAAGTTAATTTAAATTCAAAAGCTAAACCAATTGATTCTGTTGAAATAAGATTTATTATTTTTGATTATGAAACCGTAATTGATTTTGATGAATCATCTTGTATGAGACCATATTCATTATCTATTTTAAATCTTAACAACAAACAACTTGAAGATTTAACAACTGCTGATGAGGAAGGTGATATGGAGAAAATTGCTTTTATTAGAAAGAAACATTGCTTAACATTTTTAGGATATGATTGTAGTGAAAAATTTATTGATTGGATTATTGAAAATCAAAATGATAAGTCATTTGTATTTATCGGATTTAATAATGCTAATTTTGATAATTTTATTTTTCTTGATGCATTATTGAGGAGACAAGAATCTAATTCTGAAACTGAATTTTCTGTTAGTGATATTTTTTATAATGGAAGTCAATTATTAAATTTTCATATGTGTGGTAGACATAATACTTTCGATATTCATAAACATCTTATGGGATCATTGAAGGCTAATTGTGATAGTTTTAAAATTAAGTCTTGTGCTAAGAAATCATTCGATCATAATAAAGCACAACAATTATATTGTGAAGATAAGTTGATTGATTTTATCACTGATAATGATGAATTGAAAGAATATAATGAATATGATGTATTGGCTACTGCTGTATTGTTTTGCAAATATAGAAGAGCATTAGATGCTATTGAAGCAACAAAAAGTTATGCTTCTGATTTACATAATGTTAAAACCGTTGGATCCTTAATTTATAAGGTATTTGAAGATAATAAGAAAAAGAAAGGTTTTGATTTACCTAAATTAACATTTGAACAATATGATGATTTACAAAAATCTAAAATTGCTGGAAGAGTTGAATTATTTAATGGTGTGCAAAAGGTAGAAGAAAGATTAGTTTCAACAGATGTGTGTTCGTTGTACCCATATGTGATGTCTGTATTAAATTGTTATTATCCCGTTGGTAAAGAATTAATCCTTGTTGATGAGTATAAAGGAGATGATGTTATCGGATTTTATTATTGTGATATTGATCAAAGTAATTTAAAAGGAATGAACTTACCAAATATTTATGCTAAGAAAACTGAAATTGAAAATAATTGGGCTTATGAAGGTGTTTTAGAAAATTATTTAATTTCAAATGTTATGATTGGATTATTAAGAAAGTATAAGTGTGAAGTAGTTATTAAAAATGGATTTGTATTTCCTGATAAGAAAAAGTCTTGTGATATGTTTGATTTTTTATTAGATTTTATGAAAGCTAAAAATGATCAAGATACTTTAAAAAGTAAAAAAGATTCTAATTATAATCCTGCCTTGAGAGAGACATTAAAATTATTAATGAATTCCCTTTCTGGAAAAGTTATTGAAGGATTACATACTGAAAAAACACAAGATGTTAATTCAGTTGCTGAATATGAGAAGATTAAAGGTAAGGCTGAATCTATCAATTTTATTAATGCTATTGGTGGTAAGTTGTTCGTCACTTATGAAGTTAGTGCTGAATCACTTTGTGCGAAAAGCCAAAGACCTATTTATTTAGGTGTATTGATTTATGATTATGCAAAAAGATATATGTTTGAAAATAGTTATTCAAAAATTGGATTAAAAGAATTATTATATACTGATACTGATGCATCTAAGTTTAGACACAAAAAATTTATTGAGTGGAAAAATTGGGTGGATGAAGAAAATGTGTGTGTACCACACTGGGAAGAAGTTGAATTAATTGATGATCGATACAAGACTCATAAAATTTATGAAACAGGATCTAAAGTATTTGGATCTTTTGAAGATGAATTGGAAGATATGGTGGGTGAAAAATATACATTTTATTGTTTGGAGAAGAAGTCTTGGTTATATGATATTGACGGGCATAGTAAGTTTAGATTTAAGGGGTTAAATGGAGCTGCTAGAATGTTAACATTAAAAGAAGATTTTATTGGTAGTAAAATTATTAAACATAAAGCAACTGATAAGAAAGAAGCTTGTGAAGAAACTAAATATTATATTAAAAGTCGTGAAGAAGATATTCATAATTATTATCAGGAAAATAAAAATACTGCTATTGAATGTGGTAATGAAGTTAAGTTTTTTGAACAGATTTATACAACAGGAGAAGCATATGTATTATGTAATTCTTTTAGAAAGATTGTAAAGAATTCTGCTCATAATGTTGAATTAGGTAATGAAAGTAAATATAATAATTTGATGAATAAGATTCAGGTGAATTATATGATGAAACATATTAATTTAAGAAAAAATAAAATATAGTTTAATATAATGAGTATGTTAAAAAAGAAAAAAGAAGTTAAGGAATTAACATTATTAGAAAAAATGATTGATGATTCTGAAAGAGCTAAGAAAAATAAAGAAAATTTAACTTTATTGGAAAGAAGTTTATTACAAGGTAATGAATTTACAAAAATTATTAAAAAGAAAAAGGCAGTTGCTGCAAAAGTTGATACGGAGCATAAAACTGATACTGAATATTCTTCACCATATGATGATAAATATGAGAAGTATTTACATTATGCTGAAAAATATGGAATCCCTTTTAATAGAGCTGGATATAAAAAATCATATAAGGATTTATCTGAGGATATTCATAAATATGAAATGAAACATT